TGAGTCCACGTTCTATCAGGATAGTAGTTCTCATCAGCAACTGTTTTAAAAAGAACATAAGGTGTTCCTCCGTCACTAGTTGGTATGTGAATATAAACTTCAGAATAAGCATTGCTCGAGTTCTGGACAGAGTTAACTACATCAATATCTCCTATGTATTGGACAATTCTTTCATATCTAGGTGTTGGAGATCCATTCCCCGTTAAATATGTGTCTTCCTCTACCCATCTTTTATCAGAATAAGGAAAACCATCCTTTGTTGTAGTTGAAGTCTGGTTTAATGAAGCAACCACCTCGTTTGAATTAGCAGTCCTATATCTTACTCCCCCTAATTCTTTTACCCATTTCCAAAAAATTCTTTCAGATACATTCCTTTTTAGATCTGGATTGTAATTTGGATCTGAAAGAACGGTAGATTCGAGATTTAAACAGTAATTCTGAAATGATATCTCTGGTGAGGGGCTTAAATTATTAGGATTAGTTAATATAAAGTCCCCAACAGCAGCATCTAAAAATGTAGTATCAATAGCATTGAACTGAAGTGTATTCTCTCCGTATATAGGAGAACCAAATTCAGGAAGCTTTAACAAAGCATACTTAGAAAAAGAAAACTTCTTTAATGAATTATTGAAAGTTAAAGATAGATCTTCCGCAGCAGACGAGAACGTATAAAATGTACCTCCCTGTACTGCTATGGGTCTTATAAAAGGTGTCTTTGCCATTTATTAATACTTAATTAGTATGTGAATCCTTGAGTGTCATTTACAACCACCCAAGATCCTTTTTGAGTACCAGCTGATTGATCTATTCTAGGTTCCCACATAAGAGTAATAGAAGACTTATATGGGTTACCTGAAGTTTGAATAGATGGATCGGAGTATGCTCCGTCACCAGTTGAAAATCCTGTATAGTAATATGGCGAAGGACCAGTCACACCAGTAGAGATTAGTCCAGTACTAGTTGCGGTGTCGATTAATGTCACAGTGTAACCCGCAGGGATAGCAGAAGAAGTTGCTCCAGCGCCAGTTGTTGCGTAAAAGAAAAATCCAGTTGCGTTTGCAGTGTCAGCAGGCGCACTCGAAACAAAGTCTGATTGTATATAGATAACATTTTCGGTTAGTGTTAATTGATAAGGTACTGAATATGTTCCAGTAACACCAGCTCCAGGAGCTGAAGGAAAAGCTGTTGTTGAACCAACGCTTGCTTTTCTATTCGTGTTAACAAAATTACCAGAAGCTCCAATGCTCGTTCTACCTTCTAAGCTAACAGTTCCTTGAAACGTTGCTGTTGCTCCCAATGTAGCGGGGCCAGATGCTCCAAAACTATTAACCTGAATCACGTTAGAGAATATACCAGTTGCTGCCGCTACAGTATTCGAGGCAATTAAAGATCCTCCACTGGCTCCTGTTCCATAAATTTGTATGGTTGGAGAGCCTGAAGCAGGCATAACCAAGCTATTTGTTAGCATTGATTTAGATTTAATTTGTCCACTCGAAGCGTTAGAAACGTCTAGTGATCCAGTTAAAACATTAATATTAAAAGTGTTTTCTAGATCATTATAGGCATTCTCTAATAGCAAAAAGTTAGCATTAATAGTTAATCTTGATCCGGAAATAGAATCGGTTCCAAGGATTTCGGTAATTGTAATTGCCATTTGATTTTTCTTTTTTTGATATATATCCTGTACTTAATACTTTAAGAAAAGACAGGGTTAATTATTAAACAGAGAAACATCGAATATGTTTCTTAAAATAAAAAAAATCTTATGACAGGAAGTAATTGGACTCAAAAGAGAAAACCTAAAAACCCAATCAAATTTAAACTCACATTAAACGAGGAACAAAAGGAGGCAAAGAATATAATCCTTGAGACACCAGTCAGTGTTTTAAAAGGAGCTGCAGGATCTGGTAAAACCTTATTAGCAGTTCAGATAGCTCTTGATCTTCTTTTTAACCGAGAGATTGAAAGATTGGTGATAACAAGACCAACGGTTGCTAAAGAAGATATAGGATTTCTTCCAGGCGATCTTAGAGAGAAAATGGATCCATGGTTAGCACCTATTTATGCTAACTTAGAAATGATCTATGACAAGGATAAGGTACAAAAACTTATCACTGAGGGTATAATAGAAATACTTCCTTTTCCTTTTATGAGAGGTAGAACTTTAGTAAACTCATGCGTTATAGTTGACGAGGCACAAAACGTAACCATGAGTCAGATGGAAATGGTTCTTGGTAGACTTGGTGTTAACTCCAAACTTATCATATGTGGTGATACATCGCAGATAGATTTAAAAAATAAGAAAGAATCGGGATTGGACTTTCTTAATACTATAGCATCTAGAGTTAGTGGGGTTAAAGTTATTACACTCAAGAAAAACCATAGACATCCTATAGTTCCAGAAATACTAGATGTTTATAGAGAATATACTAGTTAAACATCAGCTTGTATATCAAACCTTGAGTACGGAGGAAATCCAAAATCCTTCCTGTCGTAGTATATTGATCTAAGCAGATAGTCACTCGGATTAACAACCTCAGGTGTTAAGTCGCCAGCAAAAGGAGTCTTGTGATCTATCACTCTTATTTTGCCCTTGTGCTCAGTTTCATATATGTTACCATTTGCGTCTTGTAATTCACAAGATATAGTATAGAATCCTGGTGTTACGAAGGTCCATATAAAATAAGGAGTTTTTCTGATTTTAACAATAACGTTATTGCTCTCAGTGTCTCTTAAAGTCCATATATGATCCTTCTTACCAGGTATTAATGAATCTATAGGGTTTATAAATATTGTTGTTGCTATCGGTATTTCAAATTCCTCCTGGTAGAATTTATCCTCTCTCCAAGACCAAGAATGTGAGCCCAACCATGATTGAACCCCCCCTATTTTTAAACCGGTCTGGAATCTTTGTTTAGGTATCTTACCTAAGAAAGCATCTAAGCTACCTCCTGGAGGGGAAAGAACAACATAAGGAGAAAATTCAGATTCTCCTTCAAAGTATCCCGTTATATAAATATTTTCTTCACTATCTAAAACTAAATCCGCACCTGAGTCGTTATTCATCCCACCTGCAGTTACTATATCAACAAGTAATCCATCCTTATTAAACTTTGTCAAATAAATATCAGTACCTCCTCTGGATTCTATCTCTTCAGGAGAAAAGTAAGCTGGGGAAGTGTATGACCCTGTTATATAAACATTCTCTTCGGAATCACTTTCGACATCATGAGCGGTATCCCCGGAAGCTCCTCCACACATTTTCATCCACATTAGCTTTCCAGTCGATAGGAGCTTAATTAGAAATATATCAGTGGTACCAGGGAAAGAAGAAATCTGAGTTCCCTCTATTTCTATTGTACCTTCAAAAGATCCAGTGACTAAAACGTGTCCTTTAGGATCTATACAAACTGAAGTGTCACTAAATGATGTGGACGAGTTATAAGCGAATGAATCAGCCCATAGACATGTACCATCCCCTGTATAAAGTTTAGCAACAAACATATCCGGATTTCCAACTCCGGTTAACTGTATTGTGCCCAGATTAACTTGTGTGTCAAAGACGCCTGTTAAATATAAATACTCCTCTTTTAATATTGCTATTTCATTAGCTTTAGAGTAGTTACTGTCGCTTAATTGCTTAGCCCAAACAAAGCTTAATGTTGAATCTAGTTTGGCAACAAATCCAGCATCCTGTCCTACTGAGGTAAGGCTAAATGCTCCAAGAGTTAACGTTCCTTCAAATCCGCCACATATATAGACGTTCTCGTATTTGTCTGCTTTAATATCACCTATGAATTGTGATGGTGTAACCGGGATATTGATTATGTTTAATGAATCCCCATCAGAGTTGTATTTATTTATTTCAATAAATCCAGTTAGACTATTATCACAAACAACATATATGTTTCCATTTTCGTCAGTTATAACGGATCTTCCGTATATAGGTCCTTGTGGGGAAGTTGACCCTATTGCTCTTGCCCATTGTAAAACTCCACCTTTATTATACTTAGCAACATAAACACCCTGGTCTAATGTGTTTAAATAAACATCCTGTGTTCCTATGTTGTTTACCTCACCCATGAATATAGTCCCAGTAAAATCTCCTATTGCTATAATATCTCCTTCGTTATCAACAGTGACTTTAACACCCTGGTCAGGATTGCTGTTTCCTAATGTTATAACCCATTCAAAATTCTCAAATAGATCCCTAGACTTTTTCTGTGCGATCCTTTCTATCTGTGAATTTTTCCAATAAGGCTCCTTAGTTGCTTTACCTGTTATAATATCTCGTAGCGGAGCGTATAAGAAGACATGATCCAAGTTTAAAGATGGAAACTGATCTTTCAGACGATCGATGCTATAACGCTGCCAAACAGGCTTATACCAAGAGTATCTGTCCACGTTGGGCATGACTGGTCTTGTATAATCAGAATTTAAAGTTATATTGTCATTAAATGGACCAACTATAAAATTAAACCCTAATTGGGAAGCACCAACTCCACTATTGTAAATATATTCTATAGAAGGTAGAGGTGTAGACGTCTCATGATAAATAAAATCCCAACCTTTGAGATCTGCAATTTTTGATGAAGCATGGATATGTGGTATAACATAATCAAGCTTACCAATCTCACCATCCTCAGTAGCAAAAATTAAATTCTTAGGATATGTTGTTTCCCCATTTTTAATAGTTTTCCAAGGAGCAGAAAGTAGCACTTTTCCGTTTAATCCATTACAAGGATTTATTAATGTTACGCCATCATTCCTATATAGAACCTTTGTAAAGAAATACCCATCAAAGAAATATAACTCAGAATTTCCTGGCGATGTTCCAACGTCAATAGTAAACCATATATTTGCATTTCCAGTTTCAGTGATATTTGCAAATCTACCCAGAGATATTTCGGGATTAGTTCCATTGTTCCATACCGCCCATCTCGTGTGATCCCAATAAACTAAAGAAGACGAAGTTCCAATCCATTTATGACCCAATTTATCAATTTCAATAGAATATAAATCGCTATCAGGTAATCCCGAATTATTCATATTGTAATTCTTGAAATCAACACCATTAAATCGGGAAAGTCCATTATCTGTTACTATCCAAAGATACCATTTGTTGATCCCATAATGTTCCAACTTTAGATCCCTAATATTGTCGGAAGGAAGCTCCGAATTATTAGTTGTATAAAGGTGCCACGACTTAGCATGGGAGTCATAGAAAAGTAACCCATCAAATGAAGGAGATCCGTTACAAGTAAATGCTGCAAATACATCACCAGATTGAGGGTTAATCTCAATTGCATTTATACTAGAAGCTGTAATGGGACTTACGGGATTACCAGAATTATCTATGAAATCACTTACTGAATAAGCTATACTTTTAGTTGGATCCTTATCGTTTATTTTAACTAAAGGAACTAAATTGTTATTTATTCCTATCCACTTATCATCATTCCTGTCTATCTTTATACAGTTAGTAGGAGTAGAAACACCAGGCATAACACTATTACTAGAATCATATGTGGTGTAGTTTAATCCGTCAAATTTTACTACGTCTTCACCAGTTACCCATATATCTCCATCAGCATCCCAAGCTATACCAGTCGGGTAAAATAAAACTGGAGAGTATGCGGGTATTTTATAGAAAGATGATGTGATATTTTTAGGACCTGGGTTGGTGCTAAGATCTGGTGAAATTGGATTACTGTTTATATAGAAGTTGTTTGGCAATTCAGAAAACCCTCTAACAATATAATCAAATCTATCTATATTTGTCTCTATTGAATCGTTTAACTGATCTGCTGCTTCACTAAGATCTAAATAATTATTCCCAGGCGAATCTGTTTCTGTAAATACCATACCCAAGGAGTCTTCAGAAACTCTAACCCTATCACCATATTGTAAAGAATAAAGATCAAAACCACCTAACCAATCATTATGATAATCATACATATCCCATGTATGAGCATAAGCCTTTTCAAAAGCAAAATCTTCGAAAGTGTCCCAGGATAATCTTTTAGTTCCCCAGTACTTCATTTCTTTTTTAGGAAGAGATCCAAAATCGTAAGGCACATAAGCTTCAGTTTCGTTAAATCCACCAGAGAATGCAGTGGAAGAAGGGGAAGCTAGAATAGAACCCGTAACTTGTATTATAACGGGTTTACCGTTCCATAAAGCTCCTGAATTATTTGGGGCTTGTAAAGTAAACGTCTTGTATCCATTAACAGAAGAATCAATTAAATTGATAACCTTATATTTTGGATTTATTGGTGATGAATTTATTGAGCTATAAAGTAAACTACACGTAGCATTAAGATCGCCCTGAAAATTACAGGAAGCAATTTCGACAGAATCTGCAATTATCTTAACTGTACCAGAACCGTAAACATATCCCCCAGATATTGGAGTAACCTCTATCTCAGGAATTTGGAAAGTTGTTGTTCCGGTTACTGTTATAGGATACTGTCCATATGGTGCTCCAGTAGAATCGTATATCCAAACATTGCTTCCTGATGTGTATCCGTGTGGTGTTAAAGTGGTCACAGTAGCTAAATCGTAACCGCTACCATTGTAATTACTAGCTATTGTTGATATAGAAATCTCATCCACACCAACATCAAAAATTGAAGTGGATTTTATTTCGGGTAGTTTGGTTAGAACTTCACATTGCTGACCCTCCTCAAAGTTATTAGAATACTCAGGGTAGCTCTGTATGAATTGTGAGATATCAATTATTTTATTGGTGTTCTCAACAGGGAATAGCCACTGTGAGAAATAACTATCCCATTTAAGAGGCATGTTGTCCCAATTGTAAGTCTCAGATTCCCTAAATCTTGTTATTGTGTTTAATTCTATTCCTCTTTTTGCTACTTTTACTACGCCTCTTTTTATTCCAAGTGATATGGAATTTAAAGTGTCCCAAACCCTGCACTTAACATTGTAATTCCCATCATAAGGTAAAAAATGAACAAGTGTATCTAATCCAGGAAGATCCCCAGTTATTTGGAAGAAATATGGTTTGTCATCATCATCCTTGTATATGGTCCATTCAATTTCATAAAAGTCCAAATAAGGTATTCTATCCCAAGAATAAAACCCGTTAGAATGAACAAAGTTTTCATAGTAGTCAAAAACATAAGAACTAAATCCTAAATTAGTAGGAGTTACTTTCCAGTTTGAATATTCCCCGGATCCTCTAGTGTACATAAACTCCACGTACAAGTCCCCAGTAACTGTGTTGTAGTCTCCTGAGCTACAATACCCAAGAACTAAGTTACCAGGATTGTCTGCAGATTCTATTCTTACTAAAATAATCTGTGGAGAGGTTGTACTAAACCAATTGTTGCCCGTTCCTATGTTAATAGTTAGATTGCTAGGGAAAGTCGTAGGTAAAGTAAAAGTGTCAGTGCTTGTTGCAGTCTGTAAATTTCCTCCAGGATTAGAAGAAGCTGTACTTGTGTAACTAGCTATTTGTAAATTTGTAGTTGTTATAGTTGTGTCGAATGAGGTCCAGCTTCCGCTTATTTCCTCCCAAGAAAGATTAAAAGTGTTATTTTTTATTATAATCGGACACCCAGCAGGAAAAACGTAATCGCTGCCATCAGAGAAAAGTTTGTATCCTGGTGGATCATAATCTCCGTCACCAAGAAACTTAGGCATTACTCCCGCTTTTTGATCATCATAAAAACTCACTATTGCAGATTCTAAATCAGGAATAGCACTTTTTGGATACTTCTGGAAAAAAGAATATGGATCCACGGTGTTACCATAATAACTTATACCCGGCTCAGCTCCATTTACCGCTGGATATAAAATTCCAGATTGATTTGGCTTTATATAAAATGGTCTTAAATCCTCTACGTATCCCTCATTAGGAAAGACACTAAAGTCTACCTCGATACCACCTTTTATCTCGCTTATATCTACTGAGTCTGTCCACCCTCTAGTTTTGTAGATATTAAAATATATTCCTTCCCCAGTAATGTCTATTATTCTAGCATTTAATGGAAGATAATCATTTTTAAGTCTTTCTTTTAAGCCAAAAAGTTTTATGAGAACCTCTTCCGGGCTAAACAAAAAGCTGTCTTCCACAATGGGATAGCCGTATTGATCCTCGTCCTGATCCTCAACTACTTTATTTATGTCGTAGAAAAGGCCAAAAAGAGATGTCTTCTTGTAAGACTTAGACGGGAATATTTTATCAAGTTGTTTTTTTAATCCAAAAGTGCCATCTTTATTTTTTCCGTAAACCTCTACTTGTTTAAACTTACCCTCGTTTTCATCTTTTATTAAACTGCTTATTAACTCAAGCTTACTTTGCCCTTCTATATTTGGCTGAGATAACTGATTTAATATTGTTTGGTTTTGTTGTAGAGGTGTTAATGTGTCAGCGTCATCTTTTTTAATATTTAACCAGTACTCCTTTACTCTAAGGTCATAGTATCCAAAGAATTTTATGGCATTGAATAGGGATTTATAAGATCCTAAATAGGGAAATATAGTCTCCCCAGTAAGTAGTAGCTCTTTTCTTTTCTTGTTTATTATTTCATAATCAGGAAATTCCTCTTTTATGTCGCTATCCCTTACTATTAAAGCATCCTCTGGATTAAAAGATCTACCAAAGTTACCTAATATTACTGCTAATCTACTGTCCTCTCCTTCGACTTCTCCGTGGAAGTTTATTGACATTATAGTCACAGGATTATTAGGATCTGTATAATCTTCTAGGATTAATGTTCTGTCGTATATTCCTTCGGTATTAGAATTTAATGCAATGTTTATTTGCATCGAAGCAGGATTAATATCACTGCTTATAATTATTCCCTCCGGAGATGATATAGTATCACCAACTACAACCTCTGGATAAAATTCTACATTCGTAGCTTTAACTAAAATAGGAGCATCCAATTCACCATCAACACCCAGCTCATAAGTGTATATAGTGGAAGAAACATCAGTTCTCCCATCGTAATTAGATTCCCATCTAGTTCTCCACACAGGAGATCCTGGACTAACTCCATAAGAATGTGGAAATCCGTATTTTATATCAGAGGAAAGATCTAGAAATTTCTCTATTACAAATATGTGTTCTATCTCAAAAAGCCTTTCTGAAACTTTTTCGAAAAGAACAGATCCTTCCCAATAATCTCCATTCCATTTGAAGTTGTATTGGTCGCCTTTTTTATTAAAGAATAAAAGATTTTGAAAAGCCATCCTATCTCACGTATTTGTTATTTTTAGAAACAGTATAATTAAAATAGTTCTTTATATACTTAGTAGTTTCAAATAGTGAATAAATCACATTTTCTATACTTGCTAATATGTCCATCCTATTAGCATCTCCACCCAATACGGGGTTAGATAGAGTTTTTTCGAATATCTTACCCTCATAATCAAAACCCACGTTTGATCTTACATCATTTTGAGATTCTATAAATTCATACCAGCTTTTCTTTTCCATATTAGTTTCCTGTTTTTAGCGAGCTTTTCATTATATTATTAACTCTAGAATTATATGTATAAGGAACTATAGCTCTAACATCTATATTAATAGATGAAAGGGTAGTCATTCCTGCTCCAAGATCATAGAATATCCCGTTCCTATCTTCCCATCCTCCTGAGATAATAACAACCTCATCCTTACCCATTACTATATCACCAAACTCATCGAATCCGATTTCGGGTGAATTTGGATTTTGTGCTTTTGCAGCTTCATTTTCTTCACCAACAAAATATAGTGCTACTGAATCAACTCCCTCTATTTCCTCAACTGCTGCGATCAAATCCGATCTTGGTATTTTATCTCTCCTTCTAATATTTAAGAAGTAGTTACTCATAGTGTTTACTATCTGTGATTTTATAGTATCAGGATCGTTTCCTTCAAAAATACTAATGGAAATATTAACTACATATTTTTTTATTACCGGATCTAATATTTTAACCTCCGTCGTAACTATCTTTTGCCCGCTCTCATCTAGAAGTTGATTTATTCTATCTCTTTGGGGCTGTGTTAGTTTAAATCTAGAAACAGGGATATCAAAATATGTCTCATTGCTCTTCAGGGTTAATTGGATATTTGGTACAAGTATTAAATATATGACGTTGTCATCATCAATGTATTGATCATCGAAGGTAGTAAAAGCTTCTATTATAGAAAACTGTCCAAACTTTTCAAAGAAAGTTATGTAATTTGTTGGATTTGCAAGAACAAAACTTCTAGATGTTTTAGGTGCTATAAGTCTTGTTAAATCTACTGGCTCTTGGTTTGCTCCCATCTGCGGAGCAATTGTACAAGATATTTGTAGAACGTCTGCTAAAGTTACTCCGTTCCCAAATAAATCCGTTCCATCTGAATCGAATCTAAATATAGCTTGTGATGAATCATCTACTAGAATATTACCAGAAGAACCAGAAGATTCAAGATAAGTTACCTCTATAATAGATCCAGGAGCAGGAGGTAAACCAAAATCACTAGTTCCAAAGAAAAGATCGATACCCGATATAAGTGAACTCTTTACCATATATCCTAGTCCGTTTCTAGGGATATCATATAAAGAATCGTATGCTTTCCACTCTACTCCATTAACTTTAACATAGATCTCAAAATTTTCTATACTTGAAGTACCACGAGATGAAATATTAAAGCTCTGTAACTTTCCTCCATTTCCCGTGTATTGGTTGACATTAAGGGTTCCTTCGACTACCGAGCAAATAAGTTTAGAAGTTCCGTCAAGGTTTAATCTCGTGTACTCTTGTGGAAATTTAAGAAGGTATGTTTTACCATTATTTACACATTTGATCTCAGAATTCTTAGGTATAAGAACTGCACTACCTCCAATATCTTCAAATCCTTTACCGTTCCATTTAATAACAACCTCACCTTTAGCAGATATAGCTCTAGTGGGATTGTGTCCAGCTAAAGCTGCTAACCCATATATGGATGATTCCCTTGTTGCAGTGTTTATGTTTAATTCTGTTATTGAATCTTCTATAAAGAACAATATAAACTGTGAAAGGTTATCTAGAACAAATATTATCTGTCCCCAAACAGAGGCAACAGTAAAAAGCTGATTAGACATTCCATATCTTGCCTGTATTAGCTCAAAAGTCTGTGCTAATAAATCAGATATCTTTGCTCTATTTTTCGATAATAAATCCATATTATAATATTTTAATTCCCAATATAGGGTTACCTTTTATTGCAAAATCTATAACACAAGCATCTCTTGTTTCTCCTTTAAAAAATCCAATCTTAAAATCAACACTAAAAAGAGAATAAGCAAGAGGCACATATGTTATTAAGTGCAATTCTATGGCTCTATTTAATGTTTTTTCATCCACCTCAAGATCAAAAATAAGACCCTCCAGATCTATACCAAAATAAGGATCTCCTAGAACCTCTCCTGGTCTAGAAAGCATACAGTTTTTTATCATACCTATAAGGATCTCAACCTCATCATCGGTATGTAAAAGTCCCTCTTTGTAATTAGGATCATCTGGATTCCTTGGATAAATTTCAGAAAATCTTGCCATCTTGATCTATATATTCCAAGGATTAATAACATGATAAATTAATTCCACTGCAAGAAGTATGAAGGTGTGTTCTCGTCTTTTATCATTTGAATAATCTCAGCCTTTTCAGTGGTTCCTGCTGTTTGGATGTTGCTATAATTAACTCTAACACCACCTGGGAGATTATATTCGAATGTACCTAGTAATCTACCAATATTTATTTTGGCTTCAGCTAGACAGAACCTAACAAACAATTCATCATCGTATAGATTTTCTTCTGGTATATCAATAAAAGCTCTTACTCCTACATCAACACCACTAAAAAGAGTACTAGAAGATCCGCCAGCGGTTTGATATGTTCTATTTGGATCTCTACCTAAGATGGTTAGCCTCTTTGTGTTTTTGTTGTAGTTAAAAGCATATGTTTCTAATAGATAAGCTTTAGCAAGATCGAAAAATGAATATAGAACAGTTCTATAAACTAGATTATCCCCTGCAAAAGGAGAAAGCATAAGTTCTGATCCTAATAATTTAGAATCACCAAAATCCTTATCTGGTGTACCAATTAAGCCAGATCCGTTTACTTCTCTAACTTCATAAATAGATCTAACGCACGATGGCATTTGTATTTGCCTTGTGGCTTTAAATGAAGCGGTAGCAAAAAGCTCTTTCCCTAATACGAATATCCTATCCTCTACAGCATATTGATAATTATCATAAAAATAAGCCCTAGCTCTTTTTATAATCCTTTTAATTTCTTGCTCATTTAAGTTGTATGGTAATGCACAAGAGTGAGATATATCATCTCTTATTTCCTGTATTAAATCCGCTTCAGTCATTTTAATTAATTATTTGATTTGAAGTTAATCCCAGGAATACCAGAAGGCTTAGAATTATTATTTCCAAATCTCACTGGCTTAGAAAGTGCTTCTCCTTCGTTTCTATTAGGGAATTGCTGTTTCTTGGAACTTCCTTTTAATTTCTTATCATCATCTCCATCTTTAACTATTTCTGTTTCAGGCGAGATTGTAGCAAGTTTTCCAATGAAGCCAGATCTAATTATTCCACCAAAGACTTCGCAGTTTATTTCTTTGTCCTTATTGTCTATATAAGTGTCGTGAACTGTGTTTGTGAAGTAAAGATCTGATACCATTACCTTAGATCGATTTATCTCGTTATTCGTGATTAAATCACACTCCTCGATTGTACAATCATTAAGCTTGGAAGTAAAAATCCTACAGTTTAAAATATTTCCAGATATTTCACTTTCGAGTATATCATAATCCTTTAATAGATAAGCTCTTTGTGTTTTAACATCCTTGATTTGGAATTTTCCAAGATTACTATCGTAATTAATTATACCCTCCTTTATATTGTTATCCACAATTAAATCATATAGAACTTCCCTTACATTAAGGAAGAACGCCTTTAGTATTTGTGGATCTGACCTAAGGTCAATCATCACATTTAAATGCGGGTAGTTCTTTTGAAAGGTTTCAGCATCTATAAAGGTGGATGAATTCTTGTATATTTCGCTTAGGAAAAGTTTAAGGATTTTAATATCATTTTCAGTAAATCCTTGATTAAATCTCAAAACATCTACGGTGTATGTGATAATATAATCAATAACTTCCTTTAAGGCATTGTACCTTTTCTGATAATCCTTCCCACCTAGATACCTAACTTCAAAATATCCATCAGGAAGCTTTAGGAAATTAATCCCCATATTCTTCTCTAACGGAACATCAAAAAGATTCTTGTCAATAAATGAGATGTTACTAGGATCAACAAATTTATTGGATGGTACTATTCTTTTTATAGACTTAGCATATAGCGATCCCATTCTATCAGGGAATCTTTTATAGACAACATTTTCATCAAACCCAAGGATAAACTTGAGTATGTTCATTTGTGACATAGGAGGAACATCAGGGTAAATGGAAGTGTCTATATCCATACCAAATTGGAAAGCACATTTTTTATCTGTGTAACCATTCTCGTCTATCCACTTAAGGGTTTTTATTAGTATTACTATCGCTTCAAAATAAGGAAGCGGTCCAGTAATAAACTCTACCATTTTAGATCCACCAGAATAATCTGGCTCTAACTTAAATATATCCTTAGTTGGATTAAAATTGGAGTGGTACTTTTTAAAGACAAGTACTTTCTTACCGAGTACTTTACCCAGATCATATGCTATTTCGTTTCTGTTTAAGTTGCTATAGAACTCAAATTCAAAACCCAATTTAGCAGAGTAGAAAAAATCATTACTGAGTAAATTAGCCAATTTTTATTTTTCTATTAATTGTATTTTGAGAGTAGAACTGTCTACACTCAAGATAGAAAAATCAACCGATTCTCCAACCTCATATTCTTTAATAGAGCCTACTAATCTTTCTTTTTCGATAAGTCCAGTTAATCCGTTTTCCATTTTAACAAAAACACCGAAGGTTTTAATTTTAGTAACCTCTCCTTTATATATTTTCAAATCGGTATTTTCCCCCAAAACTTCTGATGAAGTATTCTTCATCTCTTGGACATTTTTCATTTTTTCACTAGGCTGAGTAACTGATAAGGTTATTCTTTGAGGATTTTTTATGTCTAATACATAGAATTCCACAGAGTCACCAGCATTATAGACTGATAATGATTCTCTATTAGAATCATCCATTGGAATTATACCAGTGTAAATTTCGTTCCACTCAACAAAAACTCCGCCATTAGAAGCTCCTGTAACTGTTCCATCATATTTAGTAGAAAAAGATAGATTCTGAACTTCTTTGTCTATTATTTTTCTCAAATACTTCTTAAATGAAACAACAAAGATGTCACGCTTCTGATCATAGACCTCAACCATAACATTTAGGTCTCTTCCTACATAATCAGCAAAGTTCATTATTCTGTTTGCAGCAGCTAAGCTTCCAGGTAAGAAACACTCTATACCGGATAGATCCACCATGAATCCTCCGTTACAAACATTCTTAACTCTAACTTTAAATGCACAATCTTCTTCTTTAATAGATCTGTGTAGTTCTCTCTTAAGAGCTTTTTCGTATCCAGCAGAAACAGAGCCATTAAAGGAACCTCCTGCATCTTTTGTAATTACAACATCCAAGATCTGCCCATAAGAAACCTCCATCGAAGGGTATCCGAGTTTTCTCATACTCTTCTCTTCCTTCTTGGTGTCTATTATAATGGTCTGTCCAAAAGAGGTCTCTCCTAAAGCGACCCCTTTCTCGTTATCAACAGATGTGATAACGATTTTTTCTGACGTGTTATTTTGTATATCCTTACCTGATATATTTTTAGACTCCTCTGGGAACGTCTGGTCATACATCGATTGTAGTTTTTCTCTTTCAGTAAGTTCGTATTCGAAACAACTAAAATTTTTGCTTTTCATATTATTTGGGTTTGTATAGTTTTCTAGTATAAAATTGGATTAAAATTTCCAAGAAATTAGTATTTTTTTACATTTTTAGTTTCTTTTAGTTCAGTTGGTAATTCTGGTATTGGATACACAGGATCTGCTGAGCCTAAGAAAAATTTAAAAAGTCCCGACACATCCGCTGCGCTCCTTAGGAATTCATCCAAGTAAACAACATAGTATGTATTCTTTAAACTCATTCTTCTCCAAACTGGATGGTCATCATTCATTGCTATTGGGTTTATAATGTTTAATATATTCCTACCTATTAGTACTGCAAGAGGCCAAGGGATCTTAGATAAAATTTCAGCGGAAGCAGTTACTTTAGTGAGCATAATAGAATCAGCCAGAGGTGTTTTAGGTAAGCTCTTAAAATATGCCCAGAACAAACTATAAACTATCCTAGCTGGTGGAGGAGCTCCTAAACCAATTAAAGCTTGCTCTATCATATCAGTGGGTCTTGCTTTAGGAATCACTGGGGTTTTAATCACATTTAAAAAAGGCGGTACGTCTTTAGACGAAGGATCTATGGCTCCAGTAACTAAATTCTTAGTCATTTTTTGTATATCTGAAGGATCCATATTTAAAAACTTCGGGGAATTTACATCATCAATCTCTGGAAATGTTTTTTCTAATATCCCAGCATCTAATGATTTTTCAAGTGAAGCCGATAAAAAATCTTTTATAACAGACCCAGGTATACTAACTTGAATGATGCCACCTAATCCAGGGATTTGTCCTAACTGATCTTGCTTGGGCGGAAAAACTGTGGGTAGCTCAAAAGCAGCAACAGCATTACCAAATCCTCCATTAAGTGAACTGAGGCAAGATAAAGGCCCCTTAGGAAAAGGAAAATTGGATATTAAAGGCTCTTCTTGATCTAATGGTCTTACTGGATCAAATGGACCTGCCTTACTTAATCCTATCTTTTTAGAAACTAATATTTTTAAATCCTTTACCCTTATAACTAATATTGGATTTTCTCCGTCATATCTAACATATCTAGAAAAATCCTCCCTTGAATATTCTATGTTAGCCATGCCTTCCATTATACGAAACTTCATAGCTTCTATAATGGGGTTCTTTTTTCTAGCAAAGTTGAGCGCTTTAGGTGCAGAGTTAGTTATTTTTATTTCAGGGAATTTAAAAGCTCCTTCAAATTCACTTTTTTCGACCAAAGAGAATGATCCATCCCTGACTTTTTTTATTACAGAAAATTTATTTCCCCAGAGAATCACTTTAGCTATCACAAGGGAAGCTCCTCTTATCTCTTTAACTAGGATATTAAATTCATTATCCGTCATCAATCTAGGGTCCTTATTGTTTCTTAAAAATATTTTACTCGAATTAGCTACCTGAAAATTTTCTATTGCATAAATAGGAGGACAAACTATTTTCATTAGTTTTAGAACCTCCCTCATTTCATCCTTAAAGTTTACAAAGCTAGGACAGTCCACTGGGACAAGGCTAGCTCTCATTTCTTTAAGGATTCTTAATGATTTCACAATCCCTGGTATATCAACCTTTAATTTGTCCTTATCTTTAGGAAAATGTATAGACTTTGGATCTGGTATACTTTTTTTAAGATAATCTTTTATAGTGGTTTTTAGTGCATCCTTTCTTTGATTAACCAAAGCTTTTAATTGCTCCTCTTCAGCAGATAAATCTGGGGGATTCTCATCTAATAAAGCACTCTTCTTTTTATAATCCTTTTCCTTTTCCCTTATTTTTCTTTTAAGCTCCCTTTCTTTTTCTTGTATGTCTCTTACCTGCTGCATGTTTCCAGGAGGGGGAACACTATCAAATATTTTAGTTAAGTTACTTTTTATATCAGTTAAAACCCTAGCTGAAGAATCTAAATCATCCAGGCCAAATCCGGGAAGAGGTATTAACTTATCAGGTACACCAAAAGATAGAATCTGCTTGATCTTTTCAAATGGATCTTTCGTATCCGGGTCAGATTTTCTTGGAATAAATCTAGGTCCTCTAATTCCGGTTAAAAATAAAGAACTACCAGTAATAAATTCTTTTAGATAAACTAATGGAGTAGGCATAAATCCTCCTATGAAAGGTATAAATATCACAAGCATTCCCAAATTAAAAGGAAGAGGTATAAGAATAGGGGGAATTATAGTCCATATCATTGGAAGGGGAACCCTTATATAAGGATTACCATCTATCGGATTCGGAAAAGGTATAGGAATAAAAGCAGGCGGAAGATATCCTACGGGCCAATATTTTAAACCCAATCTAACAGCTGGTCCAGGGGTTAAAAAATATTTAGGATCTTCAATTGGAGGAAGGCCATTAGGATATGGCAACATACCAACCTTGGTTAGATCCTTAGAAAATTGCTTCCACCAACATCTTTGAAACATCGTTGGGCAATCTGAGCTTGGTGGGGAAGATAGTAAAAAATTATCAGTTTTAAAATCAGACCCCGCTTCTCCACAACAAACAGGTGGGCAGTTCTCTTTATCCCCAGCATCGGGTGGTGACTGTGCTCCCGCACATTTAATGTCACTAAATCTTTTCTCTATGTTTTCTGGGCTAATTGATTCACTAATCTCAGCGATTTTTTGAGAGGCAAGCAACAAAGCTTCTTTTAAATTTTCATATTTTTTAGTTATGTCAGAGTAGTTCTCAAATATTCTAATTCCTATAACGTCTGAAGTCGGTAGGGTTTTTCCTAATCCTTCACCTGCTCTTCTAGCTTTTGTTTTTAAATCTTCAAGAGCGGGAGTTATATAAGCCTGCTTGTTTTGTAGGTATTTCTGGTTCCACTTAGTTTTGAAATTACTATAAAAATCAGTAAATACCGGCGTTGGTTCTCCGTCTTGTGTGAAACTAGAGGGTCTGCTTTTTGCAGGATCCCTAGAGTCATTATCTCCTCTTTCTTCTGCGCTAAAGAAAAGCCAAGTTGAGGAGGATTTCTCTATTAACTGTCCATATAATGTTCCTCTGTCCTCTACAATTTTCTCTACAATACTTTCTTTTGAGTCACTAGTTTTTATTATTTTCTCTATAAAATCATAGAATTTTGCAACATCAGGAAAGCCAGTCTTAATGTTATTAATCTTTATAAATTGATAAGACCTTAAATACTCTGGTAAATATACACTTAGCAATCCTCCGTTGCCAGCATACTCATTACCTATTTTTATTTTCTCCTCATCCGGTTCATTAGCTTCTTTTAATGGCTCTGTACTAGATCCGCTAAAGGTTATCTTAGAAGGTTTTTTTACTTTCTTGTATGGAAGAGGAGATCCGTAGTCAGTAACAAAAGAAAGTTTAAACTCTAACTCACCCAAGGGTTTATTAAAATTTGTATTAAATCTAACGGAGAATTTCTTAAGTGCTTCTAAGAATTCATATCCATATGAATCATAAGCATAAGATTCAGTGCTCAGAAATAACTGGGCTGGGCTTTTAAAAACCCTATCGTTTATATCCAACGAGTCGTTGCCTTGCCCATAAAGATCTGAAGAAACTGTGCTGGAGGGTAAGAAAGATTTTTCAACATCGGCGATGGTAACTTGACTTCCTCTTTTCTGTGAAAGCGTTTGAATAGAAGCGTTTAGAAGAGATTGTGTATCATCTATTTTGGATTGTATTAGATCAATAAAGTTACTCTCGATCATAATGTTTCTTATGTCTTCTACATTCTCAATAAATTTAGAAACCCCACCGGAAACTGGCCACGATTGTGTGGATTCATCATATGTTATAGGCGATTTATTAGCATTTATCTGATTATTAAAAAGAACTTCCAGCTCAGGAGAACTAAGCTCCGTGTCATAAACGCTAAGAATAAATAAGTCCTCGGTAAATATATTATTGTTTTGTAAAAACAAAGATTTATCATTCTCGTATTTTGTTGTTTGATCTTTAAGCTCTTTTTTATATGCTTCTAACTGATCTCTATATGTCAAAATTTGAATTCCTATATCAAAATCTGATGGATCTCCTCCCTCGTTTACAGGAACGCGATTCCTCCAGTTTTCTGCTAGAGATTTCTGATACTCGTATATTGGCTCATAGTGATATAGTATCTCCTCTAGATTTCTTTCTATCATTTGCCATCTAGCTAGTACTTTAATATCTTCTTCTAGTTTTTTGCTCTTATCTAAGGCAGATGACAAACAAGCATCTATATCTTTAGGATCAACAGTAGGAGGTACAGGATCCGGTACCTCGTCTCTTTTAAATTCATAAACCGGTGGATCACAAAATTCATCCAACGACTCATCAAAGTTATTCTTAGTTAGAATAGGATCTCCTGTTATAGGATCTTCGGGTATTCCTGGTAAACACTCATCATCTGCTATTGGATCATCCCCATCAGGAAAAAAATTAGCATCAAATCCATCAATTCTTTCAGAGGATGTATTTTCGTCTATTCCATCAAAATCACAAGGCTTAGAATTCTCGTTCTGCTTTTTTAAGATACTATTTATTTTATCTAAAGCGGAGTTTAGATCTATTTCGTCACCTCCTATTTTTACGTGAACTATTTGAGTTCCGTTCATTATAAACTCTAAAGGAATTTCAAATCCTAAAATGTTAAGAGCTCTTTTTTTTCTAGATCCCGAGTTAGAAGGCTTACCTAATATCAACGGGTCCATATTATCAAATATCTTCTCGTTTATTTTTTCAAGAAACTTCGAATCCTTTCTCTTTAGATATTTTGTTATTCCATCAGAGGGAATTTTTTTAGAAAATCCTAAATCACCTCCACTAACAGTAACACCTAAATCATTTTCAGATATAGGAGAATTTTTTTTGTATTCATCAGAATTTAAAAGATCATTATATAAATTAGAATCTTCTCTTTTTATAGTCTCTATTATAATTCGACTGTAGAGATCATCTCCCTCATATTTACAGGCAAGATCCTCTATTTCATTCATAGGAATGGGAGGCTTTTGCGGACTTAAGCTTTTTATTACGTTATCTACCTCCTTCTGACTTTTATCTAGCTCCTTTTCAAATCCCTCCTTGGATTGTAAATCTTCATAGGGAATATTAAAGCTCTGCCCTCCTGATATAGTACTGAGTATCTCCTCAGTAGACATTTTGGAAAAGTCTTTCCCTAATAGACTGTCTATCCTAGATTCTATACTTTCCATATTACACTCCCGTTATTCCACTGGTTCCGGAAGTACCAGATGTTCCGGAAGTACCAGATGTTCCTGATGTACCTGTGTTAGGTATACCAACAGGAGAATCCGCATTAGCAGGAACAACAGGGAAATCTGGACTATTTTCTCTTGTTACCCTAACTGTCTGACTTGTTGCTAATTGTTCGAAGCTAGAAGCTAATGTTGAATTAACTCCTGGTGTAGCTGGCATTTTACTATCTACTGATATAGCCAATTTTTTAAGAAAGTCAAATAATGGCTCTGCACAAACAGCAGAAAAAAGAGGAGAATGTCCAAGATTAGTTGTTTTGCCATCCATCCAAACTTCCTCAGAACTGTGTTTGATTCTTGTTATTGCGGTGTTTTCTATTTCCTGATCTGCATACTTAGTTATCTTTCCGCCCTTCAGTTCTATAGAAGCAGTGTCATCCGCATGTGTAATAAGTATGGAGTTATCGTTTCTTATTATAATCTTAGATTCTTTTAAGTCTATAACTAATCCCTTTTCAACAGTATAGTACATCTTAAGCCTTTCTATTCCGTCGTATATTATAGAGTGCGCCCCTTCATAACTAGCTCTTATCTCATCGATTAGATCTGGAGCCAATTCCTGTGCTGCTTTATATTCTGGACTATAATAGTTTCCATTATTAAATTGCACATGAACAACAGAGCCAAGTTTAGGCACAGACATTCTACCAGATCCTCCACCAAGCCCGTAGCTTTGCTCAAATCTTTGATAAGCCCATGGGAGATCACCATCTTCTAGTTCATCGAAGACACCAAAAACTCTCACCTTAGCTCTACCTTTAAACTCCGGATCCTTATTGTCTATGACCACACCTAAATAGTGAGAGATCTCTATATTAGGCTTTTCTAATTTATTTCTATCTACTAATCCCATTTTAAATTATACCAAGATATTATAGATTGTTTTCATTCCTTGATGAAGGATATACTCTTCCTATAGTTTTAACATCCATTTGTTGCGGATTTCTAGTGTACTCGTTAGAATTTAACGATTCATAATTTCTAAAAGGAGTGCTCAGATCTGATCCAGGTACTCCCCTATAAACGTCATCGTTTATTCCCGGAGCGGGAGTTACTGAGTTTTGGTATAGGTCCTCATTTACAGATGGATACTTACTTTGAGTGTTACTATAAACCTCGCCTAGAAAATCGGATTGAGGTGCTTTCGTTGGGTCATAAACTTTATCGTTTACTGGAGGATATTGGTTTTTAGTTTCGTCGTACACATCTCCTATTAAATCTGTTTCTATATTTGTAGTATCCTGCTGATAAACCTTATCATTAATCTCCGGATATTTATTTTCAGAATCTGAATATACATCGCCTATATTATTCACAGGCACAGATATACTCTCTGTGTATTCTTTATCATTAACTAAAGAATACTCATTATCAATATCCGGATATACAGAGCCTATTTGGTCAGTTTCCTGTGATGGCGTATCTGTATAAGCATCTTCTGTATTTGGTGGATATTGTCTGTCAGGTAAACCAAGATCTGATCCGGGATTATTTGTATAAGCATCATCTTCTAGATTTGGATATACTCTGGAAGGCACACCAAGATCTGGACCAGGGACATTATTATAAGCGTCATCAGAGACAGTAGGATATTGTCTATCTGGTAAAGCTCCATCGGATCCTGGATTACTCGTGTAAACATCTTCTTTTATCACTTCTGGGTAAACTCTACCAGGTACTCCTGAATCAGCTCCCGGTACATTTTTATACTCGTCTCCTTTTGCAGGTTGATACTGTCTATCAGGTAATCCCAAATCAGACCCAGGATTATTTGAATATACGTCCTCGTTCAAATTATTTGTTGCCCCAGACGATCCATTATAAGCAGATCCAAGGTTTTGTTGGGATGCCCCAGGAACTCCTGTATAAGCATCCTCGTTAATAGAGGGATATTGTCTTTGTCCAGGTCCTCCTAGTCCTTGTCCTTGTGGTGTGTTATCCTTAAAAGGGTTAGGTATTCCCTCTTTTAAAGTGTTGATAAGAGACTGCGCACTTCTACCTGCTGCTCCTGGGTTAAGTCCACCCAATCCATATATGTTTCCTAGAAGAGCACCTTGAACTATCTGAACTCCTTGGTCTTTTAAATCCGCCACGCTGTTCGTTATAAAATCCGAAGCTAGCCCGGCAAAAAATTCCGCTGCGTTTCCATCCTGTGGGAGAACCGTGTTTCCAACTCCTCTAGTACCTTCATAATCATATTTAGTATAGTCTGCTGATTTTGATCCCCATATATCAGAAATCACCATTGACTTTATGTTATCTACTTTTCCTATTACATCGGCAAGTTCATTAAATTGTATTTTATAGTCTTTAATTTTACCAACATGTATCTTAAATTTGTTCGTTACTGCAGATCCTCCTTTATTGTCTATTGTTGCAAAAGAAGGATAAGAATCGTCAAAATCAAACTCACATTGATCTAATTGATAAATGAAAGCATATGGTCCCAATTCATAGGATCCTGCTTTGTCAGCATTAGCTTTCCCGATGGTTGTTTTTTGTAGTAGACCTTCAGTGTTATCTAATAATCCAGTTTGTGTATTAAAGCTGTCTAAGAAATTAGCAGATTGCGCAACAGAGGGAATTGAAAATGGATTTAAAACATCATTTATGCCATATGTTAATTGTATGTTTCTAATCTCTGATACAACTATCCACATTCTAAACTTTCGGAGATTCTCAGGAAGCATTGTTCTGTGATATGTGTAGTCATATATTGCTTTTCTATAAAGCTCAGAAAGAGCGAATATCCTCATATCTATAGATTCTAAACAATCAACAGTGAGAGTACCTGCTCTTTGAGGCTTACTAGCATTTTTGTGAAAATTTTTAATATCAACCTTTAGAAGCTGATCTAGCCCGCTAAGTGACTGAAAATAGTATGGGCAATTTTGATTTATAAATCTTAATCCCGTTCTAAAAGAGTTAAGCATTTCTTGTCTCTTTTTGGATCTTTGGGATAAAAAATTCTGAGCTCCCATGTAAGCAATTCCCTCTGTCATATCGTAAAATCCCCTACCGTATCTTGTAGCAACTCTAGCTTTAGATCCATAAAAGAACTCATCCGTGCTAAAAAAATTACCAGCTCCTGAGTTCTGTACAGAATTTACAAAATCTGAAGGATTAGCTCCGCTATTAGGATCTAGAGATAATAATCTGTTCCCTTCAGAAGCTTCTGCTTCGTCAGTTTTACTTATCGATCCGTCTATAGGTCTAAAAAGAGGGGAAGGAGCTAAGAAAGTTTCTGGGTCTATAACAGCTGTTGCTGCGAAGTCAAATATAAATCGGAAATGTAAATATGTGGGATCTTCTTTTTTACCGTATTTAGTAGAGGAAATCCCCCTTAGCCAGTTTTCCCTTTGTGAATCAACTTTTCTTTTTAAAGCGTCACCATTAGGTAAAACTTTATCTCCTAGTGATCCACCAAAATCGGATAAAAAATCTGCCATCTTTATTTATTATTTAGAGTAAATATCACTCTTTAGTTTTTGTGTATTTTCTTGCAATATACTAGAAGCATTATCGACAAGATCGTTAAAGTCTGCATCAAAAATCTTAGGATTTAATGAATTAGGTTCTGAAGCCAATCCAGGATTCATTGCCCATTGTTTCTTACCTAAGACCATTGTCTGGTATATACTCGTTTGGTCATATTCTATAGTAAAACCAAGCACAACATAATTACCAGATAAAAAAGCATTTATCATTCTTTTATCTCCTGGAGTCGATAACGAAGAAGCTTGGTCACCTCCTGCACTATATTTAGAAGAAGCGCTTACCGTTGAACTTCCCTCAGAAACAATTACTACAGGAAAAGTTTGTCCCCTGTAAAGAAAAGGAGTCCATGATCTATTTTTAACTTTTAATATTATCTTATAGCTATCATTTCTATTTAGTATATTCTGTATGGATGCTTGTTGAAAATTTTCATGTACGTTTTCGAAATATAGAGTTCCTACATAAGTTTTTTTAATCTCTTCTTTATACAAATCTTCCCCTAAACGCCCTTTATTTATATTATCTCTAGATCCCAAGTTCTTGTTAGTAACTGATTCTATATCATACTCGACAAACTTATTTTTAGGCTTATCTGAAACAAGCTTACTGTCATAAAATTGAACCTTTTGAAAATATCCCAAATCATTATTAATCGTACCCGCGTTTTGCTCAACTGCTAAATCCTTTATAAAAAGAGGTGATTTGCTATATTGAGTAGAGTTTGTTAGTAATAAAGGAAATTCAACTTCTGCTGTTTCTGTACCTCCCGCCATAGTATCTCCAAAAGAATCTGCACCGTAAGCCATCCTCATTGTCTCTATATTGGGATTTACTTCATCAAATTGTTTTTTAAGGTTTATAAAATTTATGTTATAATATTGATCTATCCAGCAGTCAAAATAATCCTCTTCGCCTAACCAAGATCCGTTTACAACATGTCTTATTAACGTCTGATAATCTATATTAGGAGCTATCCAATTCATTGTGTCATTGGTCTTTGTCTCGTTAGAGGCATATCCTAGATTAAGATCCTCCGCTATTTTAAGTAAAGCATCTGAACTATTACCTTTAAAAACCTTACACACATCCTTATAAAGCTTAGGTATTCTGACCTCTCCCATTACAGTGTAAGATTGGTATTTACCTGATGACGGTGTATAATCATCATAAGGTCCGTTGGAAAACGGGGATATAACCTCGTTTATTATAAAATCCATCCTAACTGGCTTAAACATTTCACCAAATGGCCTTATATAGATAGAAACTATATCACCATCCTTAGGAAAAGCGGTTGATATAAATCTTTCATCTATTGTTTCAAATCTAAACATCACAGTGGGTTTAAAACCAGTTAGATCCAGTCTAAAATATTTTAACCCATCAATAATTTGAGAATTTATTCTAATTAATGGCTTATCAGTACCAAAATATTTTTTCTGCACGTTACCTGCCTTTTGGTCATTCAAATTTAAATCGCCCTTTTGTGTAGACGTGTCAACTACAGCAAGTTCATCTAGAAATATATCAGGATCTCTATATTGTAAAATAGTCTTCCTTATGTTTACCTGTACTGCCATTATTATCTTTTAAAAATGTTCTTTTGAGCTAATTTAGTTTTTATATCAGTAACAGATACGTTTTTCTTAGTCCTAGTTTTACATTGTCCTATATCAGGGCCAAATATTAATCTCCCTTCTGTAACTAGTATCTGCTGTTGTCCTTCTTTTAACAGGTTAGGTGGCAGAGGGGTTTCAGCAAGATTTGATATATTCTTAGAATTTAAATATTCCAATCTTTCTTTACTAACCTGCGATATTTTTTCTTGTAATTCTTTTCTGAATGATCTGGCTTTTTGCTTTTGGTTGTTGACCGCTTCACCACTTCTAAAAAGCTCGCTCACCATCTCATCACCCGGTATAAAAAGTATCTCACCTCTTTTAACGCTAAGAGGATTGGATATACCATTTAATTTTAGCATAGTCCCAAGAGTAGACATTTCTGAAAGGTAAATCATAGAAACCAAATCTGGCCTCATTTCAGTTTCGTCCGTTACTATAGCTATATTTTTTATAGTGTATCTTATTGTTCTAGTGTTCCATGAGGGAGCAACTAGATCCAAGCACCTTTGACCGTTTTGCGGATTAGTAAAAAATGGCTTATTTTCTATAACATCAATTGTTAGCATAACTAATCTATTTTTTTATTTTTTACTGTACAGGTCCTATAGTTGCATTCGTTTCTGTTCCTGTGTTTGGATTTATATTATCTTGTACAATGTTATAGATATTTTTACCATCGGTATCATTAACAAATACACCTTGAGAATTAATCCAAGCATTTGTTGATTCTCTGCTAGAAACAAGTTGACCAAGATATAATCTTCCGTTACCCCTGTTAAACATCGACTCCCAATCTCCACGATGTCTTTGTCTACCGGGCTCAAGCGTTATTTGTACTTTCATTTCAGTGGGAAAATCGTCTGGCCCTAGCTCATCGTTAAAATTAATTTTTACGTTCTTACATATTAAGTTACCCATCATGGCAATAGGATTTAATGGATTTCCCACGGTAAGATGCCATTCCCCTGTGGGATATCCACTTAGCATTATTGGGCTATAATAAATCTTTTTAAGAAAAAGATCAGAGATTAAAACTGCTATAGACTTATAAAGTTTAGAGCTAGGGTCTAATCCCTCATCCGGTTTATAAATGAATTTATTCATATCCTCAGCGATTTGCTTAAGATCGCTAGTGACACTCTGTTCAGCTTTTAACTGTCTTTCCACCTCACTAGAAGAAAGCATTTTACTCACTATATCTCTAATATATCCTATGGGATCAGTTATAGATTGTGCATATTTTGCTGGACCCCCAGGAAATCCTAAACCAACACTAGTCTGTTGTATTCTTATTTCAGGAGTTAAGAATTGTCCGTAATCTGTTGCGATAGAAAAAACGTTAGTCATCAAATCTAAGAAAAGTAGCTTAGAATTTATTTGCCCAGCAGAATTTAACGTGAAATCAAAATTTATTGTAAAACTATTAGTTCCTCCGTTAAACCCCTGAGATCTAGTGTTTATTTGATTAACTGTGTTAACATTAACAAATATCTTTTTTGATAAAGGACCCTCAGCAGTAACGGCTTCGTCTAATAGAGCTCTCTGTAAAAGATTTATCTGTTTTTCCGGTGCTAAAAATGTTCCTACTAATTTATCTAAGGATTCTAAATCCGTATCTGAAATAGAATTTTCACCACTAGTAATCGCTGCCTTCACTAAATCCCCATAAGGAGTATTCATTAAACCAGGATCGCCTGTGTTTTCGCTTTTTACTGGCTCTTGCGTCTGCATTGAAAAATTTAGTCCGGTATCTATTCCAAGGATAGTGCTTAAATTGTTACCCGTGCCTTCCCCAAAATAACTAACAAGCTGTGATACTGGTAAAGAGGTATTCATTGCTCCAGTGACATCTTGTAATTTACCTAGATTTGGGATACTGACTTGTTTATAAGAAACTGTATTACTTGAGCCATTCTGTGAATCTATAGAGAAATCCCCCACTTTATCGTCCGCCATAACTCTAAGCGAATCTAATGTCGGATAAGCAAACCTTCTTAGAGTTAGCATCCTGTTATTCGGGATTATACCATAATATTTACAAAATATAAAATCCTTAACATTATAAATCTGTCCCCTATATGGGCTTTTAGGATTTATATAATTAGGATATTGTGTTCCACCACTTACCTCATCTATTATCTGTTTTGCAGTAGGATTTCTGGAAGCTTGAGGTGTTATTTTAGATACCCCTGCATTTAATTCAGATTGATGGTATTTAACATTCTCGCCCCTACCTAAAACATAGTAAGCAAATAATCCACGGTATACCCCATCAGAAGTTGCTGCATCGTAAAATAAACTTTTAGGTAATGTTTTTAATTCAGATAACTCATAGGTGGCAAATACCTTATCGGAATCAAAGGTGTAAATACCTTGAGTATTGTACTTCTGAATGTCCGATAAAACAGTCCCTGCATTTTGCAATCCAGTTGTACTATTTATATTAGGATCCTGGGTTAATTGTGACATATCATATATACCCTTTTTTTATTTAGTCCATTAAAACAACATCGCAAAAATCGTAATCTAATATCTCTACGATTTTCTGTTTTAATAGAGCAATAAAGGGATCGGTTGGACTATCATAGACGATGATAAGACTACATCCGTTAGACATCTTTGTTTTAGAGCCTGATATTTTTTTGTGGAGCCACTCTTCAAAAATGTACTGTCTTATTTCATTCATCGAAGAAGGGGTAAGATTGTTTGCTTTAAACCAAAGATTAACATCTATTACGTGAAATCCACCACAAGAATCCTGATTTAAAGTTTTAAGCTTATCTGCTTTAGGAATTATAAATGATCTTATATCCACTATAGAATCAATTATCTTTTTTTCTATTTCTTTGCTCAGTTAAATTTCTAAGTCTTAGCAAGTTTCCCATTGCTTTAGATCTTTCCCTAGAGTCTTCTTTTGCAGGATTTGTTTTGTTGCTGAGGAGACCCATCTCCTTAGCCATCTTTCTTCTTTCCTTTCTATTTGGTAGATTCATCTTCTTCTTTATTAAAAATGTCTTTAAAAGTTTTTATAAAAAGCGTGCTGACTAGAGAATCCTCTAGATTAAGAGCTTCTGCAACTGTAACCAATTCGAATTTAGTGTTCTTCTCTGAAGTAGATCCATCTGTTTTTCTTTCTCCTGAAACTAGTCCGGTTATATTGACAGCAAAACATGGATTAGAGTTAATAACCATTTTTGAAGTGTATAAGCTTCCCAAGAATTTCCATCTTTTAAGATCTTCTACTAGAAAGCCAGACTCTTCTTCCATTTCTCTAACTGCAGTCTGGTATATGTTATCGTCCTTATCATCTTGTGAACCGGTAATAAGGGTCTTAGCCATTCCTCCTGGTCTTTGATCTAGAACCTCCGATATTATTCCTATCTTATTTGGAAATCCAGAATCATCCACAGTAAAAGGCATTATTATAACGCCAGGATTTATCTGTCTAATAAATAGGTGACCGTCTATTTCAACGACCTCTCTATTCCTCGTTTTTTGTATTACCGTTTGATCCGCCTTTTCGTAAAGTTCCATTTGATTTATATATATCTTTTATATTTATCCTCAGACTCTCCTTGATTATTTCAATATCAAGATCTCTAACAACAAACTCTATAATTTCCTCCTCAGCATCTTCAAAAGATGAGGTTAGAACATTATAAAGACTCTTAGTTGGTAAATTTAATTTGAGATTAATTCCAACCTCAACCCAGTTGGGTTTTTGTTTTTGTAAAAGAGAAACTATAGGATTTTCTAAATCTGGAACTTTAGCCTTTGATTCAGACAACATTACATTTTTAATAGGAAGATTATTTTGAGATATCGGCTCATTATGTATAATAGCAGAAGGCTCAATTTGCATCATATATTCATTAAGCAAATTGTAGTTTATTCTTGTTCCTCCCCTAAAATTGATCCATATTATTCCTGTGGTAGGATCCTTAAAAACACTTTCATATTCGGACACACTTCCAGAGTTATCTCCTTTCGTCCATTTATAAAGAAAGGGTTTTAGTTCGTTATCAAGAATTTCTATATCAATTTCTTCTATGTTTTCCATGTTATCCTTTTTTCTTTTTACTATCTTTTTTAGGAGATTCCACATCTTCTATTGTTTTTATCTTTGTAAAACCTTCTTTATTTATGGTATAAAGCCAAGCATCTAGATCCTTTTCTATTATCCAAACATCCTCGAATCTTTTGCTACCTATGCTGTTTATTACGAGTATATTATCCATGTAATCTTGCTTATGTCTTGCTATTTCTACGTGAGCTTTTCCATTCTCTTTAGAAATAACCAGCTTATGGCCTTTTTCTATAATCATAATAACTCTTATATTCCACCCTAGCTAAATAATTTCAAAATTAAACTTCTTTGTAAATTGGATATAGCTCATCAAATTCATCTGGCGAAATCAAATCTAATATCTCATTTCTGTAACTGTAGAAAAATTCCCACGATATTGCATCATTAGGAAAAGCATCTAAAGACTCACTTACATCTTTAGTTAAAATTCCAACCCCCCAATCAGTGTCAACAGTAACCAATTTAACATCATTTTTATATAGTCTAAGTTTTATAAGAGAGAGATAAACAGTTCCGTTCCAATTACCATTAGCCGGATAGGTAAAAACAGGGCTTTCTGCTGCATGATGTTTAGTTGGGGGATTACAGTCATGTAGTACTATAGTTCCACCCTCAGAAAGATGTTTTAAAGAGTTTTCTATATCTCTATCAACTTGAAAATCTAGATGAAGCCCGTCGATAAAAATTAGATCAAATTTTTTATCCTGATCTAACCTCTCGAAGAAAACATCCGAAGTCATTATATGAGTCGTGTGGTTTGATGTGGGATTAGGATCCACACCAATCTTATTTTCACAGCAGATCTCTTTGAAACATTCACCGTCTCTTACTCCTATCTCTAAATAATCCTTATACCCTTTGTTTTCTATTATTCTATTAATTATGTCGTATCTAGTCATATGTGATTTTTATAAATTCCACTTTTCTTTAAAAATAGGATAAGATCCACTAGTCATCTTGTGCATTAGATCATAGTCCTTTATTACCCTTTCTGTTGTCTTGCCGATATTTTTATCATGATGAACCACAACAGAATCTGTCACAAGAGCATGCTCCAAATTGTTTTTAGCTAATTCCATTGAATAGTCATTATCACAAAACCAATGATGGAACCTCTCGTCAAGATCTCCTATTACATCATATATTTGTCTCTTATGAACGATACACCATCCAGATATGTGTTTTCTTATCTCGTACCCTTTTATGAGCCCAGTGTTCTCGTATATGCCATACAAACTTTGTGTCTTAGGACATATAGGAGAGAATGACATAAATTGTGGAAAAGCATCAGAAGCTTTTAATATATTAGTGAACCAGTTAGGTTTAAACTCTAGGTCGTTATTACATAAAGCAACCCACGGAGAACTTCCTTTCTTCCTACCGAAATTTAAAAATTTATGATATCCATAAGGAAGAGGAGCCTCATAAGTTGATACACATTCGGACATGTATTCCCATTTAACGCCCGGTTCTGACTCAACAACTATTATATTAAACAGCTCATGGAAATTTCTTTCAGAAGATATTAAGGAAAGTATACAATCCCTGGTAAGATCCTTACAATAGTCATCCTTTGCATAGCTAACTATAACTACATCTAACAGCTTATCCCGCATTGTATATTCTTCTTGCGTTTGATAATACTTCCTCTAATTTAGATAACTCCAACATATTTTCAGAGTCCGATGGTGAGAGATGTGGATATGGGTGCGTTTCTATGAACAAAGCATCCGCACCCATTACCGCACCATACCTAACCATATCCTCGATAAGGCTAGCATTTCCTCCTGTTTTACCTTCCCCGTTTGGTTTCTGTAAACTGTGAGTACAGTCAAGAGCTATCAGTGATCTTTGACATGAGTTTCTTAACCTAGGAATCGATGTAGCATCCACTATAAGATCGTTGTATCCAAAAGAATTTCCCCTCTCACAAATCATCATCCTAGATCCGCCAGCACTATAGAATTTGTCCTCTATATAAGAGCAAGATTCAGGAGAAAGGAATTGCCCCTTCTTTATCAGAGTGGGATTTCCGGATTTTGCACAAGCTTCGATAAGATCTGTTTGTCTGCATAAGAAAGCAGGGATCTGTAAAAAATCTACATATTTAGAAACCTCTTCAACTTGAGATGCCTCGTGGACATCCGTTATTGTGGAAATGCCTAAATGCTCTCTTATTCTAAATAGAATTTCTAGAGCTCTATTTTTATCTATTCCTCTGAAGCTCTCGTGTGATGTTCTGTTGGCTTTATCCCAGCTTCCCTTAAAGACTGGTTGGAAGTTAAAAAGCTCGCCAAGTCTTTTTATTTCTATTGCTATCTCCTGGCAAGTGTCCCAGCTTTGAATAACACAAGGACCCGCTATTAATATTTTAGTTTCTTGATTTGTCGCCGAGATATCCGCCATGGTGTAATTTTGAGTATTCTTTCTTAGTAAAATTGTTTTTATCCATCAGACCAACAACTATTAAATCTGATATCACAGACATACAAGTTGTGGAAGTTGTTGGTGTTAATCCAATGGGACATATCTCTTCAACTGGCCCAAACTCGATATAATCTGCACATTTTATAGAGATATCATCGCTTTTAGTTCCAACTATAGCAAATATGTAATTACTATATTCTAAGTTGTGTACTAGATCAATGAGTTCTAAAACTTCTCTTGTTTTACCAGAGTTACTAAAAACTATGATTACGTCTCCTGGCTGAACTATTCCTAAGTCACCATGCTGGGCTTCGGACGGATGCAAGAAAAAAGCTGGAGTTCCTGTCGAGGATAGAGTAGTGGCAAACGTGTGTGCTATTTGTCCAGCTTTACCCATTCCAGATGTTATTATTCTTCCGTGTCCAATGTATCTACTTATTTGAGAAACTAGATTACTTACTCTCTGGATCGGTATCTTTTTTATTTGTTCTACTTCTTTATCTAAAAGAGCTTTATAGTCCATAGGAATTTATTTTATCTTCTATCATTTCATCTATTATATGAGATAGAGATAGTTTTGGTTCCCATCCCAATACTTTTTTAGCTTCTGTGGCATCTCCTATTAATAAATCGACCTCAGAGGGTCTAAAATATTTAGGATCCACTTCTACTATTTTTCTACCATCTTCTATTATAACACCAATTTCTTCCTCTCCTTCCCCTATAAATTTTATATTCATACCTAATTTTATAGATGTCATTTCTACAATTTCTCTTATTGTATAAGAAACTCCGGTAGCTAGAACAAAATCTATAGGAGATTCTTGTTGGAGCATTCTCCACATCCCTTCAACATACTCTTTAGCATGCCCTATATCCCTGGAGGAATTAAGGTTGCCCAGTTTTAGCACTTCGGATTTTCCTAATTTAATATCAACCAATCCATCTACTATTTTCTTCTCCACAAAGTTTTCCCCCCTTCTAGGTGAGGTGTGATTAAAAAGAATACCATTACAAGCAAATACGTTATAGGCTTCTCTGTAATTTTTTATTATCCAAAATCCATACAGCTTAGCAACTCCATATGGACTTCTAGGATAAAAAGGTGTTGTTTCTTTTTGTGGAATCTCCTGTACCTTACCGTAAAGCTCCGAAGTAGAAGCTTGATATAATTTAGTATTAGGAGAGTGTGTCCTTATTGATTCTAAGACATTTAATGTTCCTATTGCATCAACCTGTCCAGTATAATAAGGTATTTCAAAAGATATCTTAACGTGACTTTGTGCTGCTAAATTATAAAACTCATCAGGTTTAATATTAGCTATTAAATTACTAATAGAAACCGGGTCAGTAACATCAGTATAGTGCCAATGAAAATTTTTATGTGATCTAATGTGATCTATTCTCCAAGTATTAAATGATGATGATCTTCTTATGGTACCGTGAACCTCGTATCCTTTTTCTAAAAGAAGCTCGGCTAGATAACTTCCATCCTGTCCATTAATACCAGTTATTATCGCTTTTCTAATTGGCATATTGTATTTTTATAGTATTCGTAAGTTTTTTTAATTCCCTCTATTATTGTAGTAGAAGGCTTCCATCCTGTTTCAAGTATTCTAGAAACATCCATAACTTTACGGTATGTCCCATCTGGATATTCGGTATTAAATCTTATAGTTCCAGTGTACCCAACAACTTTAGCTATAGTATCAGAAAGATCCGATATTGAAATATCCTCGCCCGACCCAACATTTATTATTTCGCCAGAAGAATAATTTTCAGACAAATAAATAAGTGCTTCTGCTAGATCTTCAACATATAAAAATTCTCTCATTGGTTTTCCAGTACCCCACACTTCAACCTCAGGAAGATTATTTTTTTTAGCCTCGTGAAATTTTCTAATTAGAGCAGGTAATACATGACTGGTATTAAGATCGAAGTTATCACCAGGTCCATAGAGATTACACGGCATAACCGATATGTAATCTCGATCATATTGCTGCCTATATGACTGGCACATCTTAATACCGGCTATCTTAGCAATCGCATAGGCATCATTTGTTTCTTCTAAAGGACCTGTTAAAAGGTATTCCTCTTTTATTGGCTGCGGACAATTTTTAGGATATATGCAAGAAGATCCGAGAAAGACTAATTTTTTAACACCTGATAAATGACAAGATTCTATAACATTTGTTTGAATCTTTAGATTAGTAGTTATAAAAGTAGCTTTATTTTCACTGTTTGCTTTTATACCCCCAACTTTGGCAGCACAAAGGAAAACAATATCAGGCTTGTGGGTTAAAAAGTAATCTAATGTATCCTTCCAAATAGTTAGATTTAAACTATAGCTCTTGGGAGCTAAAATATTAGATTCTGGATACTTCTCTAGATAT